GACACTACGTGAAAATTGCGATTACTATTTGGACTATACCACCAACCCGGATGTGCAAGCCATTTACACCAGTACCGACAACTGGGACGTGGTCAAGAACGGCACAGAAATCATGTGCTTTGGTCGTGCTCTCGAAGTGTTGTCCAAGGCCGGCATCACCAGCAAGTACGATCGTATACACAAGATGTCGGGTCGATACGTGCTCAATGACATCTTTGAGACTGAGTTATACGAACGTCTACCAGATCAAATTATCATTGGACACAGCCAAGAAAGTCAATTTCCATATCATGTGACCATGGTCAATCGTCAATACATGGCAAGACTTTGGTCGTGGCCTGCCAACTTACACGCAGAAGTCGTCCAGGTATATCAAGATAGTTTCGCCTACTTCAATGAACGTGTGTCCTCGGGTGGTTATGTGGATATTGAGCACGTATTATATAAATTTCTCAATCGAGATCACGTGACCGAAGTTGACGCAGTAGGAGTTGAAGGCACTATAGCACCTAACGGCACCGAAATTAAAAATTAACATGGACGCACTAACCCCACTAACAGAATGTCTGGCTTGTGGTCATAGTGAGCTTGAACTCACACTAGATCTAAACGATCAACCATTGGCCAATAACTTCCAATCACACTCTGGTGTTCGCGACGACGACCAATGGTTTCCGTTGGCAGTTAATCGTTGTGATCATTGCAATCATTTGCAGTTGACACACGCTGTTGACCCTGCACTAATCTACACACACTATCTATATGTCAGCGGCACCAGCCAGACCGGCCGTGACTACATGGAATGGTTTGCAAAATTTGCACGAGAACAATTCTCATATTGGCCTGACCGAGTGCTAGACATTGGGTGCAATGATGGTACGCAATTGGATTACTTTAAACAGTTGGGATTCCGTACCTATGGTGTAGACCCTGCCGAAAATCTATTTCCCATCAGCAGTGTCAATCATGAAATCTACTGCAACTTTTGGAACGAATCAAGTCCCGAATGGTTTACAGAACCCATGGATGCCATTGTGGCCCAAAACAGTTTTGCACACAATCCCAATCCTGTGGCCTGGTTACGAGCAGCCAAAGCCTGCTTGAGAGAACAAGGCCTTATTTTTATTCAAACCAGTCAAGCCGACATGGTGATCAATCAAGAGTTTGATACTATCTATCACGAACATATCAGTTTCTATAATGCTGCCAGTATGCAGGCTCTGGCCCAACGTGCGGATCTGCACTTGATTGATGTGGTTAAAACTCCCATACACGGTACCAGTTATATTTTTGTGCTGTCCAAACAACCATGCAATCGACACCGTGTCGAAAATATAATGGCCACAGAAGCTGCCGCAGGATTGGGTCGCGCTGATACCTATCGTCAATGGGCCCAGGACGCAAAGAATTTATTGATAGATGTCAAACAAACCATCGATCACCACAGGGAACTGGGTTATGCCATTGTGGGCTATGGTGCTGCCGCCAAGGGTATGACTCTAATCAATGCCAGTGATATACGATTAGATGCTGTGATCGACGACAACCCGATGAAGCAGGGACTTTATTGTCCAGGTACAGAGATTCCTGTGGTAGGTCCCAGTTATCTAACACAGTTTGCAGAAACTGATCGTGTGTTGTATGTGCCCCTGGCTTGGAATTTTTATACAGAAATCAGTCAGCGTATTCGGGCAGTAAGATCCAATACCAATGATCGATTCATGCGTTATTTCCCAAGGATTAAAATTGAAAATTGAACGTGCTGTGCAGATACTGGTTCGGCGCCGTGCCGCATTGGGTGATGCCATCATGAGCACCGGAGTTGTGCGTGAACTCAAACGTCGCTATGTCTGCAATATCGATGTGGTCACAGACTTTCCTGATGCTTATCGTAATTCCCCACACATTCGAGACCTGTTCTCCACAGCCCGAGCACCCAATCCTGCCATATACGATCTCTACATCAACCTTGATGACTGCTATGAGTTCAATCCCGAAAATCATTACTTAGACAGTTATTGGTATCGTGCCTTTGGTGAAACCACAGGCGATCAGAGCGTAGAACTGTTTGCCACAGATGAGGATCGTACCCGCATACTAAACATACAATACGAAAACAATTTGGATCGTTACATTGTGGTTCATATGCGTAACTGGCACTGGGAACTAAAAAACATGAACCTACAGACTTGGTTTGATGTTTATGCACAGGTATTTGAACAGCACGATGACATCAAGGTTGTGTGTGTCGGCGGCCCAACCGATCACTATATCGATCTGCCCATGTTTGTGGATCTACGTGGCAATCTAACACCACAACAACTCATGTTGCTCATGGACGATGCCAGATGTTTTGTGGGCACAGATTCGGCGCCGTATCATTGTGCCGCGGCCAGTGATACTCATGTGATTGCACTATTGACCCACTTGCATCCAGATCGTATTTTACCAATTCGTAACCGTGGACTGGCCACAGGACCAGGATGGAACGCCACCGCTGTCTCAGCAGAGATTGATTGTGTAGGATGCAATGATCGTCAAGCCCGCCCGGTCAGTCAAATCATATGCGAGCGTGGTACCATGCCTTGCAAGGATTTGTTTGACAGTAAAAAAATAGCAACAGCAATATTGGAACAATTAAAATGAAAGATATAACTCTAGTAGCAATTGAATTTCAATGGCACGACCTAACACGTTATGCCATAGAACGCAGTTTAAAACACATTGATCCCAAAGAAATCTTGATCATCAGTGACCAAGAAATCTTACCAGGAGCTCGTCATATCATTAGACCTCCTGTGGCCAACATTGCAGAATATGCAGGTGTAATGCTGAATGGTGTTGCCGAGCACGTCAACACTGATCATGCTTTGTATGTACAGTGGGATGGCATTGCACACAATCGTGAACAATGGTCAGATGACTTTTTGAACTACGACTACATTGGTGCAGTATGGCCCTGGGAGCCTGCGACTCGTAATGTGGGTAATGGTGGATTTAGCCTACGCAGTAAACGATTGCTGGATGTTTGTGCCACGGATCATCAGATACGGTTGACCGAACAAGACTCTGTTGCTGAAGATAAAATTATTGGTAATATAAAACGCAACTATCTTGAGCAAACACACAATATCAAATTTGCTCCAGAAACACTAGCCAAACAGTTCAGCTTTGAATTGGGAGATTATGTTCCAAGTTTTGGATTCCACGGACTTTGGAATGTGTTCCATTTCATGAGCGATACAGACATGGATTACTACATTGAACGCATTGACTATCGTGGTTGGAATCATTACAAATGGCATCACGTGTTGGCCGCAGTGATCCGACGCAATCGTATGGATCTGTATGAAATCTTGTTGGGTAATATGATTGAGCACAGCCCAGAACTGTTGGGATCCGTGGCCACGTGGTTGGAACAAGACAGCCAGAACCCAACTGCGGATATATCAATAAAGTAAGCAAAAATGCTTACTTGACCATTAAAGCATTATTTGCTATAATACCTGTATGAAATATTTTGCATACGGTATGAATACCAATTTAACAGAAATGGCTCGGCGTTGCCCCGGATCCGTTTGCTTGGGCCCAGCTTGGATCAACGACTATCAACTAGTATTTCGATACTATGCTGATGTTGAGCCCGCAGTAGACACCTACTGTGATGGTGTGCTGTGGGAAATAACCGAAGACAATTTGAAGGCCTTGGACGCCCTAGAAGGCTATCCGTATCACTACACTCGTTTCTCAGTGCTGGTGCATACCGAGCGTGGATCGGATACTGCCCTAGTATATCAAATGACAGATCAATCATTTGAGCAGATCCCAAGCAATCAATATTTTGATACAGTATCGGAGGGCTATCAACAAAACGGTGTGCCCTTGGATCAACTAACTGTATCTCTTGACCTGTTATGATTGCATTGAATTTTAATATCCGCAATCCTTGGAGTGACAGGTTCAAAAACTTATGGTCGCGCCGCGGCAGTTTGCCCATCAAACACAAGCACTGGGAATTGGAAATACTGCAAGGTGCAGACATTGTCCAGTTGATGTTGAACGTCACACATCGTCAGAGCCACGGGGGTTTAGAAATAGAAATTGGTGTGTTGGGATATAACATTCATTTTGTGATATACGATAGTCGGCATTGGGATTACATAACCGAAACGTGGGTAAGCAATGACTAAAAAAATCTACTACGAAAAAATTGGTCGCAGGTACAAAGCCGTGTACGAGTATGATCAAACCCTCATGGATAGTTTTCCCAAAGGCAGTCATCTTGTGATCTGCTACCCAGGTGGATCGAGCACTCGCTACAATGTTGATCCTGCCTATGCTCCCATGATTGCGGCTGGCCGTGTGGCTGAAGATAAGATAAGTGAGGCAATAAGAAAAGCCAGCGACTTGCGCCCCAAACGTGCTCCTATCACCAAAAGTCAACAACAGGCCTGGGAAAACTTGGTCAAAGAATTTGGAGAAGATGCACGGATGCTGACCATGCCCAGTGCTAGAGAAGTAGCCGAACAAGCAGTCAAGGCCTTGATAGCAGAGTCCGACAAGTTGTTGGCCAATCCTGCGGTCCGGTTGGCCTACGAGCACTTCCAGCTGGTGTGCAAACTCACAGCTGAACAAGGTAGTACTTAGGTGTTACTTGCTCATAATTCAGATTTATCATATACTAGACACATTCTCAAAAGGAGTTTGTATGCGTAAGGTTATTTTATCCACGGTGCTGGCCAGTCTGGCATTTTCTTCCAATGCAGATTCTGCATTCAACGGTGCCGTTGTTGGTATTCTTGGCACCATAGCTGTTCAGCGTATGATGACTCCATCAAACCCTCCACCAGCGCCTATTTTGGAAATAAGAACAGAGCCGCAATATGCCACCATGAGAGGCACTCCTTATGGTGTACCGGTTGCTTCACCCAATGCTCGTATTCCCTGTGATGAACAGTACTTTGAAGGTGAGTACAATCCTGCCCGTGCATTCCAATATTGCCGTGAATTTAGACGCTTGGTTACAGAAGAATGGAACCGCCAACAACGAGAAGGAATTGCCTATGCTAGACAGCGGGCCCGTGAGGACTTTGATGCTACAGGCTATGGGCGGTAAACCCAAAGTATTACTTTTTTAAAAAGTAATACCTTTGTAGTACTTGTCCATAATTGACTCTTTTGCTATAATAATGGCATACAAAGCAAAAAGGAGTTCGTAATGCAAATTACCACAGCAATCAAACAACTACAAAAAGAAGCAGAATTTTTGGGTATGCCCTTGTTGGAAACCCTGCAAGATATCAAACGTCACGGACCCATGGTCTACAGTGAGCGCACAATGCAAGCATTTGTTGTTTTTATGCAACAAGGACAAGAATTGTTTGAACCGGTTGACCAATAATCCATCTTTTGCTATAATAATGGCATAACAACAAAAAACAGTCAGTTAAATTTTTTTTCGATTAAAGGAGCTTATATGTCGAAATCTGCTTTTGTCCGCATCAAGTCTGGTGCATATCGTACAACCGACGTGTCGGGCCAAGTGTTCCAACTCGTTGAACAATACAAATCTACTGCCAAAGGTGGTTATGTGACAGTAAAAAATGGTGGAAAGTTTCCTGGCTTTCCTGAAGACATTCGTGTCAAAGTTGATGGCGTTGCCAGTTACGAGTTTGTGACTGAAGGTGATGCTGATGTTGTGGTTGACATTGTGGTTGACACTGCACCTGTTCAAACAGATGAAGAACGTATGGCCGAGATTGCCGAGCGTTTTGAGATCTTGCACGAAATGACCAAGGCCGCGGTGTCAGGTGACATCCGTGCCATGATTGTGTCAGGTCCTCCCGGAGTTGGCAAGAGCTATGGTGTTGAACAAGAAGTTGAAAAGGCTTGCTTGTTTGATATGGTTGCTGGCAAGCGCCTCCGTGCTGAAGTTGTCAAAGGCTCGGCTACCCCGATTGGCCTATATCAGACTCTGTACAAATACAGCGACCCTAATTGTGTTGTGGTGTTTGACGACTGTGACAGTATTCTGCTTGATGATGTCAGCTTGAACTTGCTGAAGGGTGCTCTTGACTCAGGCAAGAAGCGTAAGATTAGTTGGTTGTCAGAGTCCAGCACTCTGCGTCGTGAAGGTATTCCTGACAGTTTCGAGTTCCGTGGCTCAGTTATCTTTATCACCAACTTGAAGTTTGACACCATGAAGAGCCAAAAGTTGCGCGATCACTTGGATGCATTGCAGTCACGTTGTCACTATCTTGACTTGACTCTTGACACCATGCGTGACAAGGTTCTGCGTATCAAACAGATTGCCAAGTCGGGTGCCTTGTTTGAAGACTTGGAAATTGACGAAATCGGCCAAGACGAGATTGTGGACTTCATGGATGCCAACAAGAACAAGTTACGTGAGATGAGCTTGCGTATGGCAATCAAGATTGCTCAGTTGTACAAGAGCTTCCCACTCAAGTGGAAGGCCCTGGCTCAGACCACTTGTATGAAGGCAGCCTAACGTGGCTTGGATAGGTGTCTTAATGTTAGTAATGTTAGGACACCTAGGCTGGGCTTTTATCTTGTCATTGATAATTTTAGTTTTTGGAGATTGAATGCTTGATTACATTGATTATGTTTTTGTGGTAGCCATCACAGTTTTATTGTACCTACACCTAATCAGTACTGGAGTAACAGTTATATGACACTTGACGAACATATGAACAAAGACATTGATGCTATCATTGCTCGATTGGAAGAAGCAAAGAAGTCTCGAACCTATCTTCAACGTGCCAGTCTTGTCAACAAGATAGCCGAAGAATGCCAAAGTTATGGATTCTATTGGGAAGATAGACTTTACAGTTTGATGGATTAACTCAGATGTATCAATTGATCTTTACATTTTTGGTTGTGACCAAAGCCGGTATTCCAGGCTTTCATATTGAACAAATCAGTCGATTCCAGGCCATAGAGGATTGTGAAAAAACTCGAACCAGTATGGTGGCATACATGGATCAGTTGGTACGTGAAGGCAAAATGTTCCCGGGTGTATTCGAATGTAGGAAACTGCCATGAACGAACACATTCTAAAACTGGCTTTACAATCGGGTGCCTGGCATCAAGTGTACGACCAAGAAAGATTCATGGTAGATAGTGGATTTGATGTAGAAAAGTTCGCCGAGTTGATTGTGCGGGAATGTGCTGATATTGCTGATACGGAAAGATCCAATTCAATTGGTTGCGGATATATTACCAAAACAAACGGTATGAGAATTAAAGAACATTTCGGAGTTGAAGAATAGAAACGATTTTTTGAACCCAGGTTTTTGTTAGCTCCTTTTACTTGTGGTTCGAGCCCTCTTCGGAGGGCTTTTTTTTGACTTTGCGTTCTTGAAATGTTATAATACACAGATGAAACAATTTGCCTATGTTGAAGAATACTTGGAGTTCATTGCTGGCATACGCGATGCCACAGGCAAGGTCATAACTCGTTTCCTTCCCCAAAGCCCTGTGAGCCTGGCACGATATGATGTTAAATTCGTTGAAAGTGTGGGCGCTCAGGTTGCCTCTGATGCACTGACAGATCGTCAGGCTGATCTGGCCTTAAAAATCATTGCCAAGTATGAACGACAATTACAGGCCCTGGGTGTGGCAGTTGAAAAGATTGTGACTGTACCTGCATACCGACAGCCGCTTCGTGAGATTGATCGCAGTCGCCGTTTAATGATTGAAGCAGACGTGATCTTGTTGCAGTTTCCATATGATGACAATATGATCAAAGATATCAAATCTGGCATCAAAGACACACAAGGTTCCATGAAGTTCAACAGAGACCGTAGAGCCTGGACCATGGCCTTGACAGAATACAACTTAAATTATGCTGTGACATTTGCTGAATCCCATCAATTCGAAATTGACGCTCGAGCACGTGAACTCATGCAATTGATCTTTGATGCAGAAAAACAACCCTACCGAATTGAACTCACAACAGACGGCCACCAGCTGAGCATAACCAATGCTGAGAGTTCTTTGGTGGAATATATCAATATCAATCTTGGTGGCTTTGGCCTAGGCAACATCATGCGCCTGGTAGATCACGCAAGAATTCTAGGCTACACAGTCGACAGCACACTTGAACAATACATCATCGACCAAACCAATGCCAGGGTGTATAATCTAATGGTCAATAGAGACAGCAAACTCAACGCACAAGACAGTGTCAAAATAGCCCAATCCTTTGATGACATTGTACTGTATGCACAGCAGTCCAATCGTTGGCCCATTTATATCTATGAGCCTAGTCTACGCAACGACCTTTTGGCTCTTGCTGGCAACTACTTTGGTTCGGACGAAATTGTATCCGTGACAAAAACAATTTCTGAAATAAAACAAACAATTCGCGTGGTACACATAACCAAATATGCCAGCAAATGGAACCTGCGTATACCATTGTTGGTCACTGCCAATGGTATGTTGTTTGGTGGCGAAAAACAAATGTTATTGGAATGTGCTGAGAAGGTTGTATATCTTGCACACGAAGTCTATAATCATAGTCATAGAGGGGCAGACACAGTTGTATCTTAACTTACACTTTGTATCGGGCAATAGTTGTTTGGTCAGACTGAATGATTCGGTAATAACACACAAGTTCTGTCGAATGGTCAAGCACCTTCAGAATATTCCTATACCTTATAGTCTATTTGACAATCCCTACAATGTAGAATATACAACAGCAGTTGCAGAGTTGTTGCACTATGCACAATCTGCTGACGTTGATCAAATGATAAATATTGAGCAGTTGGGTGATCAACAATATCTAAATCATCTGCATGAAATATATGAACGTGGGTACAACGGAAAAAACGATTGGCTCATGTGGCACGAAGCCATTCATGCTATTGAGCTAGCAAACAATCAAAAACAGTATTCTGCATCTTACAAAATTGCATACAGAGCAAATGCAGGCCCGTTACAGTTACAATTTACCAAAGAAGAACAACAACAACTAACACCCGATGTTGGCCCCGGAGATTGTTATTTTGGGTTCAGTGAGCTAGGCAAGACTCCTTATTTGTATTGGAAAGACGGAGAACCTGCAGACATCCGACGTATAATTGAATTGGCCAAACCTGCAGTTACCTTTAGACCTCTGTTACGCATAGAAGTGTTCGAATCTGGATATCCAAGGATACCTCCAAACATTGACGAATTCAACACATGGTTTGCACCTTATAAAACAGCTTGGTGCCAACATTGGGGGCTAGCAGATTGGACAGCTGAACAAATGTTTGGTGTACTCAAAATAGGACAAGTTGTAGACTTCGAACACTTCGATGCACTAATTAAAAACAAAGATTATATATGCAAGATAGACTTAAAAAATTAGCAATAATTTTAAAAAGTGGTCCATATGAAAATCTGACCTTGAGTAGTATACGTTTTCGATTCTTTGGCGAGTCTAGAAAGATACCCATCATTAGATGCCAATCGTGGCAACAAGGATTTGCACAGGCACAATCTCGAAAATTCACAGCAGGTCTGTTTGTGGACTCGGGTACTTGTTTTCACGATCTTGATCACTTTCTCCAAGAACTTGCCAACTATCCACACAAAGGCATTGTGGGACATCTAGTGGATCCTAGGAATACCTCGGAGGCCTATTGGCTTCATCCACAATGTTTTTATCTTGATTTAGATCTGGTAACAACTGACGATTTTGAAATACGAGACTTTGTTGGTCCTGTTCCTAATCGCAGTGACAAAAATGTACATCACGAACATTCTCCATATTGGATTGGACCTTCGGGGGAACTTAGATCCTACACAGGAGAACGATTTGGCGAACAGCTATTGGCCCGTGTTCTTGAACAAGGACGTCCTGCACTAAACTGGATACCGAAGTTTAGAGGGTACAAAACATATCTCTACAATGAACAGGCTGTTGAAACATTTATACAGAGTCAACAGTCCTATATTGATCTAGCAGAAAAACAATTTTGGATATTCAACAATGAAGATTTAAACCTGTTTGCACAAGGCTCAAGATTGATCACACCAGCCTCGGGAATATTTTGGATACTCAATATTGGACGAGTTGATGTCATTGACGTGGTGGACATAAGCCGCAAGCAATTGGAATTTGCACAACAACTATGGAACTACTGGGATGGAGTCAACTACGGACAAGCTGTGGCGGACTTTGTCGAGAAACACAACATAGAACACTTGCAATTAGACACACAGTCATTGGACAAATTAGAAAGAATAAAACTTAAAAAATCTAGTTATTTGGTGGAAAAGACTAACACCATCTTTGCTAATCAGTGTATAATGTACGGAGTAGAAGATTTTACCAAACTATGGCAACAGCGAGATACCACTGCTGTTTCCTTTACTTGTCAAAGTATGTTGGACTATGTCAAACAATATCCCCATAGGGATTTTGATATTTGGGCCAGCAATATACTGGATTACAAGTATTCATTGCTAAAGCATTCTGCAGAAGAATTTGATGAATTTAAAAGTATACTAAAAGAGAAAAACGCACGTCTGAGATGAAAAACGACATGGTTGATGTAAAACAGTTGAGCCGCTTGTTTGCCAAAACAACTGCCAAACATTCTTGGCAGTTACCAGCACGTAATCCCGAGGCCAACTGCGAATGGATCATGACTCAAAGTGGGTTGCCTTGGTTAAAATTAGATCTACCAGTTCCTTATCAGACCATAGCTCAAGAAATAGATCTCATCAAAGATATGTTTGTTGATCATAGAGAAGATTATTCCAACAGTCGTGGATGGAAAGGCTTTACTCTGCATGGTAGAAACGAACAGTCCACTAGAGAGTTGGAATACTACAACGATAGTGTGCCCTATAAATGGACTGATACTGCCTGTCAACTAATGCCAAAGACTGTGCGTTATTTTCAAGAACAATTTCCGATACAAACGTATCGACGACTTAGAGTCATGTTGGTTGAAGCAGATGGTGTAATAGGTGTACACAACGACGGAACACTGCCTGGTCAACTGGGCCCTATAAATATTGCCATAACACAACCTGATGATTGTGCATTCTACATGGAAAATTATGGTGTTGTGCCATTTGCTGCCGGCGATGCATTTATGTTAAATATTGCCAATCGGCACACAGTAATAAACAACAGTACCAAACCACGGTATCACATAATTGTTCAATACGATGATGTAAAAAGTGTATTTAAAGATATAGTAGAACAAAGTTACAGGAATCTTTATGCAGGCTAAATTGATAATCCGAGACGAAGTCAATGTCAAGATCGAAGGACTGGGTCTAAGCACTCGTAAGAAACTGGTGGATCAATTCAAATATGATATTCCGGGTGCAAGATACCTTCCTGCGGTTAGATTGGGACGATGGGACGGACGTGTGGCCTTCTTTCAATTGGGTGGCAGCACCTATACTAACCTGCTGCCAGACATATTGCCGGTGTTGGATGCAGAAGGGTATGATGTTGAACTGGAAGACCAGCGTGAATATCGTACACAGTTTGATTTTGAACCCGTGGATGAACACAGTTTTGGTCATATCAAATGGCCCAAGGGTCATCCCAAGGTCGGCGAGCCCATGGAACTGCGTGACTATCAGCCCGAGATTATCAATCGTTTCTTTGAGAATCCTCAATGTGTACAGGAGATTGCCACTGGGGCAGGCAAGACAGTGATCACAGCCGCACTGAGCAATGCAGTCACTCCATATGGTCGATCAATCGTTATTGTGCCCAACAAGAGTCTAGTGACACAGACCGAAGCCGACTATGTGAACATGCAATTGGATGTTGGTGTGTACTTTGGCGATCGTAAAGAGTTTGGTCGTACCCACACCATCTGTACTTGGCAAAGTCTAAACATCTTGCTTAAAAATACCAAGAGCCACGAAGCCGACATCACCATCGGAGAGTTTCTTGAAGATGTTGTTTGTGTGATTGTGGACGAAGTACACATGGCCAAGGCAGATGCTTTGAAGACCCTGTTAACAGGTGTCATGGGACATATTCCCATACGCTGGGGACTCACAGGAACCATCCCCAAAGAGCAGTTTGAAAAAGTCAGTATCTTCTGCAGTCTGGGTCCTGTTGTGGGCAAGCTCAGTGCCAGCGAACTTCAGGAAGCAGGTCACTTGGCCAATTGTCATGTAAATATAGTGCAGTTAGCCGACAGCGTGGAATACAACAATTATCAAAGTGAATTAAAATATCTAGTTGAAACAGAATCTAGGTTGGACTATATCTCCGAACTGATTCAACGGGTAAACGCCACAGGCAATACCTTGGTATTGATTGATAGGATAGCAACGGGCAAGTTGTTATTGGAACGCCTGGGCGATCGTGCAGTGTTTGTGTCGGGTGCAACCAAAGCTTCAACCAGGAAAGAGGAGTACGATGATGTGGCGATCAGCGATGACAAGATTATTGTGGCGACTTATGGTGTGGCCGCTGTGGGTATTAATATCCCTAGGATTTTTAATTTGGTTCTTGTGGAACCCGGAAAGAGCTTTGTCCGCGTTATACAATCAATTGGACGAGGCATTAGAAAAGCCGAAGACAAAGATTTCGTACAAATCTGGGATATAACCAGCACCTGCAAGTTTGCCAAGCGCCACTTGACCAAGCGCAAACAGTTCTACAAAGAAGCCAACTATCCTTTTACAGTAGAGAAAGCCACATGGCAATAAAAGTATTAACAAAGAACTATGGATAAACACTTAAAATGAGAATATTAACACTAGATAACACAGCCTACGAGATGGACGAAATTCCAGACGAAGTAGAAGACTTGAGATTTTGTGTATTTGATAATTCGGATCCCAAGGATCCTGACTATTATTACATACCCTTAATCTTCTTGGAATCATTTAACAGCCCAGCCTTGGTGTTGAAGATTGGCAACAACACAGTCAAGATGCCGGTTGACTGGCAACTCCTGATCGGGGAACCTGATCTAGGCGACCTAGAAGTGGTACCATTGACATCAATCAACGATCGTGGCTTCAGTGTGTTCTGTTTTAATCCATTGACCAGTTTCCGGCCTGAGTTTATGCCTGTGGAAATTGTTGACATCTATCAAGACGTCAAATGGTATTTCCCCAAACTAAAACCTGGGCAGATGTTGGCAGTGCCCTTGAACAATGACCAAGATCCTCTGTGTGCTTATTTCGTCAAAGACATCAGCCGTCAAAGTGAGGTAGTCAACTATACAAAGGCCTGGTGATGCCCTACACTGAACCTGAAATTTTTGAAATCGTCAATCGACTTGCCCGAGTATACTTGGAAAGTTATCCCAACGACCGCGAGGGCCTAGAACGGTTCCTGCGTTGGGCACATACACAATATGGATACAAGTATGGGTCAACTTAAACCTGGAGCCACTTACATTTACGAACGCAACGGCGAAGAAGTATATGCTCGCGAGGTCGGCGAAACTGATCGTACTTTGATTGGATACAAATACGAAATGGAAGACAAACCCGATCCTCGTACCGATGATGGTCGGCCATTGATTGAGCATATCAGAGAAGATAAACTTTGGGGTGAAATTCGGCGAATGGCACATACCCACGAAGGCTTGCGCGAGGAGCTAGAGCGTGTTATAATATACTATCAGCTACTTAAAGAATCTGACAACACATTGATGTATCATCCAGTATGAGTAAACTAGACATTGCCAGCGAAATGCGAGCTTACGATAACAAGGCTCGCGACTACTTGACATCCATGACTGAGGAAGAGGCCAAGAAGTTTAGCCCTTACATTCTCATGCGTTGGGGTGCCAGTGTGGAAGGAGATGCTGACATGCAAGAATGGTACCTACGTGCCACCAACGAGCGTGTGAACGTCAACTTCTTTGACGTCAATTCGACACGGCACAAACAACTGCTTTGGTTGACCTGCACCACCGCCAGTCCCGGAATGGGCACTCACAGACACTATTGGCTGGCTCCTAAAAAGAAAGACTCAGCATCGGGTCCAGTGGTCAAACTGATACGACACCTGTACCCACATTTGAAATCGGATGAAGTAGATTTGATGGCCCGGCTGAATGATCTCAAGGCTGTGAAGGAAATGGCACGGATGCACGGCCTAGACGACAAACAAATCAAAGAATATTCCAAGTGAGTGAATACAAGTGTCGGTATTGTGATCGATTATTTCGCAAAGAAAGTACATTAACTGTACATCTTTGCGAACCCAAACGACGTTGGCAACAGGAAACTGAAACCGGTGTGCAGTTTGGTTTACGTGCGTATTTGAGATTTTATGAAACAACACAAGGCAGCTCCCGGCTGAAATCCTATGCAGACTTTGTTACTAGTCCTTATTATAATGCTTTCGTTCGCTACGGTAGATATTTGGTTGCTGTACGGGCTATCAATAGCGACAGTTTTACTGACTGGCTACTACGACAAAACAAAAAAATAGACTATTGGTGCAAGGATGCATTCTATGAAGAGTGGCTTCTAGAATACTTGAAGAAAGAAGCACCACAAGACGCCCTGGAACGGGCCTTAAAGGAAATGCAAGATTATGCCACAGGAAATTCTATTGCTGATTTTAGCCATTATTTTGCTTATGGCAACGCTAATCGTATTTGCCATCATATTACCACTGGGCGTATTAGTCCTTGGGTCATTTATAACTGCGACACTGGTGTTGATTATCTGGAAAGCCTTAATACAGAGCAGATGGATATTGTTATGCCTTGGATTGATCCTGATCATTGGAGTCGGCGATTCAAAGACTACGTGGCTGATGTAGAATGGTGCAAGCACGTACTGAAGGCAGCAGGCCTATGAAATTCAAGTCCGACATTGACATTGACCTGGGCGATCGCTCACGGGCTCTGGCTGTGCTGGATCACACACCTGCCAGCATACTGCGAGATGGAGAGTTGGTAAAGCACAATTCAGGTATCTATGTCACAGATATTCCCATGGATCCTTTTTCAGGACAGGCCAGCCTAGATCACAAAGTGGCCGAAGATCGAGGCTATGTCAAGTTGGACCTGTTGAATGTGTCATTATATACGCAGATAAAAGATGAAACACATTTGACTCATCTTATGGCACAGGAACCATTATGGGATTTGTTGCAAGAAGAACAGTTCTTCAGTCAACTGATACACGTGGGAAGTCATTACGCCACATTGAAAAAGATGCCAGAATCTGTGGACAGTGTTGCACGTTTGGCCATGTTTCTTGCTATTATTCGTCCGGCCAAGCGTCATTTGATAGGGCGAACCTGGGCACAAGTAGCACAAACCATATGGGCTCGTCCTGCAGATGATGGTTATTATTTCAAGAAAAGCCACGCTGTGGCCTATGCACATCTGGTGGCAGTACACATGAATCTGCTGTGTGAGCAGATCAGTGCAGGATCCAGTTAACCCAGTTTACGTACCAGGGTAATTGAT